TACCGCAAATGACGTATTCGCTACTATATTTGGTGGCAGAATGCGCTTACAAGGTCTGTACGCTGTAAACACCGCTACCGCAGGGACTATTACTTTTAGGGATACTAGCCCGACAGGAACCATTCGTATGCAGTTTAATACGGTAGGTTCTGCTACAAGTTCGGAATACCCTGATGTACCAGACGATGGCCTATTGTTTGTTGGTGGAGGGTTTTTAGATTATTCCGCAGCAAACATGTCATCAATAACCCTATTCTATGCGTAAATCCCGTAACTTGGGGGAGATTTAGTAGGTATGGCTACTTCTAATACTACTGCTTTTGCCCCTGACTTTACTGAGTTGGCAGAAGAAGCTTGGGAACGTGTAGGACGCGAGATGCGTTCTGGATACGACCTACGAACGGCTCGACGTTCACTTAACTTGTTGACTATAGAGTGGCAGAACAGAGGGATAAACCTGTGGACTATAGCCTCTGGGACGGTAGCTTTACTACCTAATGTAGCTTCTTACCCACTACCTGCAGATACTATTGACTTACTAGATCAAGTTATACGTACCGGAGCAGGTAACGTATCTACTCAATCAGACCTAACAATAAGTCGTATGGGGCCAAGTGAGTACGCATCTATACCTAATAAGTTGACTACAGGTAGGCCAATTAAGGTATGGATCGACAGGCAAGTAGCTAACCCTATTATAACAGTGTGGCCCATACCATCTAGTGCTGACTACACTTTCGCCTATTGGCGTATGCGGCGTATACAAGACGCTGGCAGTGGCGTAGAAACTCCCGATGTAAACTTTAGGTTTTTACCGGCATTAATAGCGGGTTTAGCTTACTACATCGCTATAAAAGTACCTGAAGCAGTGTCTAGGATTGACCTGCTAAAGCAGATGTATGAAGAATCTTTTGAGTTGGCGGCAGCAGAAGATAGGATAAAGACCCCTGCTAGGTTTGTTCCTAGACGGTATTCAATCTAATTATGTCTTCTATGTACGCTAGCTCAAGAAAAGCTCTAGGGGTTTGCGACATATGTGGGTTTACCTTTAAGCTACATAAGCTAAAAGATGTGTTTAATAAAAACACAAACACGCATATAAAAGCTTGTCCAAAAGATTGGAATCCAAGTCAGCCTCAATTACGTTTGGGGGACTACCCAGTACGTGACCCACAAGCATTACGTGACCCTAGGCCCGACACAGGGCAGTTAGCCTCAAGTAGAGATATACAATGGGGCTGGGCACCTGTAGGTAATGGTAACGACCCGTTCAATTTGACACCAAATAATTTGGTCGGGACTGTAAGTGTAGGTACAGTAACTGTAGTAATTACTTAGGTTAAATTTATGTCACACGAAACAAGACGAGCTAACCTTGTTAAAAAGCACGGGCTTAAAGGCGTTAACAAACCTAAACGAACGCCGGGACACGCGAAAAAATCACATATGGTATTAGCGCAAGAAGGGCATACCATGAAACTAATACGCTTTGGTGAGCAAGGGGCTAAGACAGCCGGTAAACCAAAAGCTGGTGAGTCTGCCAAGATGAAAGCTAAACGTAAAAGTTTTAAAGCTAGGCATGGTAAGAACATTGCTAAAGGAAAAATGTCTGCGGCTTATTGGGCAGATAAATCTAAGTGGTAGTTAAAGGAGAATAGTATGCCTACAGTAGGCGGTAGAAAGTTTGAGTATAGTAAAGAAGGTATAGCTGAAGCAGAAGCATATGCCAAAAAAATGGGTTTGCCGATGCCTAAGTTTGATAAGCCCACATCGAAAAAAGAAAAACAACGTATGGTAGATGCCGGAAACTACGAAGCAATAGCAGAAGAGAATGCTGGCAAAAACATGGGTGGGCGTATTAAAGGTTACATGGCTGGCGGGACTATCAAAGGCTACATGGGTGGCGGTGGGGTAACGGCAGACCGAGGGAATGGTATTGCCCAGAAAGGTATAAGACGTTGTAAGATGACGTAAGGAAGGTTCTGTAACGATAACAATAACTTAGGGGATATGCATATGCTATACAAACCCAGTAAGAAAAAAACTAAAAAGAAAGTAGCTAATTCCAAAGGTGTTAAGATACGAGGTACAGGAGCCGCTACTAAAGGGTTGTACGCAAGAGGGCCGATGGCGTAGTACATGAATTATTCTGAACTGAAAGCAAACATACAAGATATCTGTGAAACAACTTTTACAGACGCACAGCTTGCTATGTTTGTACAACAAACAGAACAGAATGTGTACAACACAGTACAGTTCCCTGCCTTACGTAAAAACTCTACAGGTACCTTTACTAATGGGGATAAATACCTAGCGGTACCTGCAGATTTTGTGTGGGCATATTCCCTTTCTGTAGTTGATGGTTCTGGGCTAAGTAAATTTCTTATAAACAAAGACGTTAATTTTATACGAGAAGCTTACCCAAACCCAGCAGCAACAGGCATACCTCAACATTACGCTTACTTTGACGAAGATCATTTTCTTGTCGGGCCAACGCCTAACAGTGGGTATAATATAGAACTACACTACGGGTTTTCCCCTGAATCAATAGTTACAGCTACAAATACATGGCTTGGGGACGATTTTGATTCTGCATTACTGAATGGCTCGTTGGTTGAAGCTATACGGTTTATGAAAGGGGAACCTGATATGGTAACTATGTATACTCAAATGTACCTACAATCTATGACTTTACTACGTAATTTAGCAGACGGTAAGTTACGAGAAGATGCTTACCGTGATGGACAATATAGATTTAAGGCTGAGTAACAGCAAACTAAGGAGATTACGATGGCAATTACACAGACAATGTGTACGTCATTTAAAAAAGCACTTCTAGACGGCGAGATGGACTTTAGTGCTAATACAAACCAATCCTATAAGATTGCTCTATATACAAGCAATGCTGACTTGGGTGCTGCAACTGCTGTGTACGCCACGACTAATGAAGCATCGGGCACAAACTATGTCCCCGGTGGCAAACCTTTAGTTATAACAGCCCCTACAACTTCTGGGACTACAGCGTTATTGACTTTTGCTACTGTAACTTGGGCCAATGTTACGGTTACTGCTAGGGGCGCTTTGATATACCAAGTTGGAGGGACTACACCCGCAGTAGCAGTTCTTGACTTTGGTACAGATAAACAGGCAACCGCAGGTAGTTTCGCAATACAATTCCCTACCGCAAATGCTGATAACGCAATAGTACGTATAATATAATGGCTAATGTCGCTAATGTCGTAGTGGTGCTAACAAATACAGGTCTAGCGGCTACAGGAGGAGTTAACTCTGTTTTAATATGGCAACCTATTAGCCCAGCAAACAACCCTGTATATACCCCTATACATAAGTGACAATAGTATGAGACATAGCCTTATGAGGTTAGAAATATGACAACGCAATATACTACGATCCTTAAGTTAGCACTTCCTATACAGGGGGAATTGAGCGGTACTTGGGGCGATGTTGTTAATGACAATATCACTCAGATGGTTGAGCAAGCTGTAGCGGGTAAAGCCGTTATTAATTCGTGGACTAATAACGCACATACTTTAACTTCCGCAGATGGCACCTCCTCTGAATCCCGATGCGCTATTCTTGATCTTACTGACACTGGAACCGCTTTATCAGGCGTAGGTTCAGTTGTTTGTCCAGCGCAGACAAAACTCTACATTGTAGAGAATAATACCGCACGGGTTATAACTGTTAAGACACCCAGTGGTAACGGTGTTGCTGTTCCTGTTAACAAAACAATGCTGGTCTATTGTGACGGTACTAATGTTGTTGAAGGACTTACACATGCAAATAGTCTTAGTCTAGGGACTAGCACAACAACAGCCTCGTCTATTCTTGACGAAGATAACATGGCTTCTAATAGTGCTACAGCCCTCTCTACTCAACAATCTATTAAAGCCTATGTAGATTCACAAGTAGCTACTGCGGATACTCTAACTGAGGTATTAGCTAACGGTAATACTACTAGCGGAAGAGATGTTATAGCTAGTACCGACGATAAAGTACAGTTTCGTGACACCGCTATCTACATAAACTCTAGTACAGACGGGCAATTAGACATTGTTGCTGATACAGAGATACAGATCGCTGCTGCTACAGTAGATATTAACGGGGCCGTTGCTCTAAACGGAGCCATGACGGGCGGCACTAACATCACTATAAGTGGTGAGCTTGATGCAGCTACTTTGGATATATCTGGCGACATTGATATAGATGGTATCTCTAACTTAGACGTAGTTGATATTGACGGAGCGGTAAGTATAGCCGCCGATACAACTATCGCTGGCGCAAACAAGATAATCTTTAATG